ACGCTCCAAATTAATTACCGTGTATGGGTAATCTGTTACTAAACCACAACCGTGCAGGATTATTTTATAACGCCCTGCACAACGTTGAAAGTGTCCATTAAATCAGGAAGGGAACACTCTCGGCAACCTCGGCCCCCTCAGCGAGAAGGGGCTCAAGTTTGCCTCCAAGTTTCATTCCTGATCCAACAGCCCGTCCTAGGACAGCCTTGGCCTCCCCCAAGAGTTTCGGGGCCACTCTTGTTGCCATATACCCACCAATTCCTGCTTTGAGGAGGGTCTTCGCGTGTTGCCCCAGCTTAGTACCGGCTAGGGCAGGATGATGTGCGATTTGATGGGCTATGTGGTGGACCGCAATCGGTTCATTCTTCCCAGCTGCCGACATGATGGCGTTAGCAAGGTGTGCTGGGGAATTTGTGACTGGAGAGGGAGTCCAGATATTTGTCCAGAGAGGGGTCACGACTTCATAGTTGGCAATGTACTCAATCGTAAGTTTGTCCCCAGGGGCGAGTCCATTCAGCCACACGAACATTCTGCAAGGGAACCCATTAGCAAGAATTGTAGTGGTATCATCATCACACCTGACTTTACGGTAGATGATCGTCTCGCAATTGGGCCAGAACTTGAAGCTGACAGTCCTATCGCCATCAAAGGCTTTGGACCTGTAGCTATCATCTCCTCGGAAATCCCCGCCGGTGGTGTACGATGGGGTGGTGTAATTCACCTGCTTGATAGTTTGCTCATATGGGCAGATGCCTCTTGCAATTCCTTCGATCTGCGATTGGCGCCCCGTGCTACTGACTTTGAGTCCGAAGCTGACGAGGCGAACCTCGACAGCCTGTGACTCCTGCGAGCTCTTCCTGGGTGGGATTGGGTTCTGCATTCTGTCATAGACAAGAACGTGATCTTCGGCTGGTTCCACCGGAGCCACAAGGCGGGGTTCAACCAAGCTCGTCTCCGCGATCCACCCGCAACACGCATTTGTCTCTGGCGTGGGGGGGCATCCCATGAGGAAACGGTTTGGAGTGGTGGCAGTATCTTGAATGACCGGGGCGATAAACTCAGTATTGTCGCCCTCGGTTGCTCCTGCTCGAGTTCCAGGGAGTCCCTCCGGGTGGAGGTAGATTCCCAGGTTCTCGTAATTGACCATGGTATACTGCCGAACACCAGTACATGTCACGGCAACACTTTTGCAAGGCATTTGGTCAACTGCGAGTGGGATCTTGGAACCCTTACCGCGCCAAGGCTTAGCTACAGACTCAGAATATGCTTGGACTAAGTTATCTGGGACAGAGGCCATGGCATGGGCCTTCATTTCCTGAAACTTCCTAGTCGCAACATTTGCTACTCTCGAGTTTGACTTCTTTGAATTGGACATTTTCTCTTTTGTGTAACTTGAGATTGTTGAATGGACACAGTCTTTTACATGACAGAAGAAAGACATGATCTTCTTTGGGGTTAGCACTGCGGCTAAGGTCATTGGCCTCAGGGTGGGAAATGCCTCAATTAGCAAGCGGGAAAACGCCCTATGAATTCGAAGGGCAGCCGTGAAAGCCAGTTGGGCGCTGTGAACTCTCCCACGCGAGAGGAGTGCCGCAATCACCCTCATTTGGTGTTGAAGGTGATCAGGCAATGGCTGGGCAACAGCCATTGGGCTGAGACCTGGAAAAGCCTCAATCAGGACATGGTCAAATCCACTGAACACACGAAGTGCTTGAGTGAATGTGAACTGCGCCTCCTCTTCTTCGCCCTCTCTGAGAAAGGTGCGAATAATGTTCATAATGAAAAGGAAGGACTCGGGCGCTGACATGGCCTGGGTGTGTGTTGGTCCAGGAACCCTTGTCAGACCCAGGGAGTTGATCCCCAGATCTTCCAAGAAATGTTCCCATCCGATCAAATCCAACTCCCCAGTGATCGGGGCCGAAAGTATTCTCCTAGAGTTTTCCGCAATGTCATCCTCAGTAATGCAGTACTTAGTGCAATACCATTCGGTTGTTTCATGGTTTGGCTCTATTGTTTGGGCCGCGCCTGACATGTAAGGTGAAAACAATTTATCTCTAGGAACTTCAGCTCCCTCGCTCATAGGAAAAGCACACATCGCTTTAATAATGTACGCCCCCATGATGGGGACCCCATACAACGGTGCAAGTTGAGAGAATATCGCTGCCAGCTCGTCCTTGGACCGAGGCTTGCCAATGGACAGACCTGTTCGGGCGAGAAAGCGGCCAAGTTTAGGAACAAACTTTGGGCCTCTGGCAGTTGGAATGAGGTCCATACTACAAAAGTCGATATCGTACATATTCTGTGTGACGCGAACATCACACTTAAATCCATACGACCTCCACATTTCAGAAACTTTTGCTTCAGTCGGTTTGATCCCCGTCTGTACAAAGTAAAGTCCTATCCTCCTCTGGACCGAAGAATTAACTACGGAATTGCCACCAGAAGTTTTGGATTGGCCTGAGAATCGCTGTGGGCGGAATTTCCCCTTAAAGGCATATCCCTGACAGACAACGAAAAATGGTGGAGTTACTGACTGCTTCAGACTATACTTAATGTCCGAAAGCTCGCAGTAGGGAACCGATTCCTGGTCATTGAGGTAAGAGCCCTCATAACCGTGGTTCAAAGCAATAACCTCTAAGATTCGATCTTCAGATTCTAAAAATTCTTGATCTACGTGTGCATCCCAGCGATGGGCATCAGCGGTAACAAAGAATGGACCATCCCAATCAGGGTGGCTGAGAATTGTAACTCCATCATCTCCACAGGCAGCAACAGCCATGGCGTGTCCAGTCTCCTGGGCTGCTTCGGTGACAAACTCATTCATCACTTCTACCTGGGACACAGTGGGGTTTTCCTCATCTAATCCGCTATAATATAAATATCGCTGAGTCACTTCGGTCCCGTCCTCATTTCTTATAAAAGGCTTTCCATTCAAAACTTGAGCTCTGAGTGCCTTCATAATTGAGTAAGTGTATGGCCCTTCCAAAATCTTGGTCACACACGATCGGGGCCCGCAGATCACCCTTGGGTCCTTTTGACTCTCCATGGTTGAATGATTAAGTTCATCCTTGAGAAAGGGTGAAATTGTAGGATCGATTTTGCCGTTCATCATCCAGTCTTCCATTGCTGAATTGTTCTGATCTCGACGGCGCTTATCATACCTTGCATTCCACTCTTCATACGAATACCACTTCACGTCCTCCAGTCGCTCCATTATCAGCTCTTGAAAATCAATCATCGCTGACGTGGGGCGACCAGAGTCGCAAACTATGGCTGGATTGAAAAGACACCTATTCACCAGCCCAACTGCCAAGTTGTGGGCTGTTGATTGCTGCACTGATGGTTGGTACTGTTTGAGAACCATACAGTTTTGGAACAGCTTAGCATCATCCTTCGTAACATCAAACAATTCTCCACCTCGGTAGTCTACTTCAAGTCCGGCGGCGTCCGTGATCTTCAATTTAGCCTCGGGGTGAAGAGGTTTAAGATCATTCGCGCATTGGTATCCAGGCAGTCGCTTCGGGGGAGGACACTTATTGTCAACGTGTCGAGCGGCCACCAGGTTCCAAGCCAGGTGAATTGAGACTCTAAGGAAATATTCAATATACTTGTCCTTCCATGTAAAAGTTTGAAACTCTGACATTTTAAAGATGGTAGCAGCACACTCCACAAGTCCATGCCCCACTATGGATGGGATGCCAGGGACAACGCCTGACACTACGACGACATAGACAAATTGTGCTGTTTCCAATCCCACTATCAAAGGCATGACAATAGGGTTGGCCATCTTGAAGAACTCCTCATAAAAAGATGCTGTAAGATACATCCAGTGGCGTCCAAGGAAGGATGCCAGTGTCATCGGGAGAAGTTTCCTTTTCAGGGTAACCAATGATGACACAGTAGATACAACAGATTTCAACAAGGAAGGGGGCTGGGGCAACCCAACCAAGGATCGAAACTCAGTCTCGGCACTTTGGCGGTGAAACCATCCTAAGTACTTAGATTTCCTTAGGCGATACAGTGCTAAAACAAAAGGCAGGGCTTTCAACAGGAATTTGACTGTCCTGAATGAAGGCAGGGACATCTTTGAAGGAGGGGTGGTTGGTTTCCTTGGGACCACCCCAACAGTTGAATTGGCCTTATCAATGTCTGGCTTTGAAAATGGGTTCCACTTTCCAAAAAGCCTTTCAAGCACGCCAGGTTTCCACCTGGCAAGCCGGCACTGCACGAACATTCTGACCATATTGTTAACAGATTGCTCGTCCACCTTGAACGACTGGGTTCTTATCTTCCTGCACATGGACACTTCAACGCCCTCAGTCAAGGGGCGCGCGAAGAGAAAACGTGACACAATATCAACTGCACGCCGGTCAATGAACCAAGCGGCCGTCGAGTCCACGATATATTGAGGAGTTACCGATATTATATTTGGGTAATCCTTGACCATGTACAAGCCCACAGTAATTTCACTTTGGAGAAATGTTTCCATGGAGACCCTGAGGCGCCTGGAGGGCGGAACAGGATCGTACTCCCCCAATGCTTCTCCGATCTGCAAAATAACCTGAGAAGTTTTGGGGAATGACGGACCAGCTTCACGAATATAGTATGTTGTATCGTTAACCTTAAAAGTTTGTGACAACATCCACTCTTGAAAGAGGTCCGGCTGGGGGTCGTAGTGTCCTGGGACGCTACGATACCAGCATAACCCTCGCTCTGATGAGCCGAGATACACCTGCGAGCTAGCGTTGTGATAATAGTCGTGAGTCACTGCATGTAAGACTCCAACGTTATCAACTAAATCACCAATTTCCTGTTCTGTCATATGAGTAACACAATCGACAGAAAAGGCTGCATCACAGCCTTGGTCACAGTACTTCCAGTGATGGGTCAACGCTTGCCCTTCGTCTCGAAGGGTTATTACGTCGCGACAAAAATGCGGATATTGCACCGCTGTGCCGCGGAGATAAAGTTTAAAGCCTCGTGGTTTGCCTTGAATGTCCCGAGGGACGGTACCATCGAGGTAGAATTTCCTCATCAAATGGGCCACGAGAAGCGTTCGGATGACCGCTTCACGGGCGTGCTGATTGCTCTTGTCCCCGTTGACCAAATTGAACTTAGTCTGTCCAGAGAGCTCGAGGAAATCCTTGCTACTTAACTTTGTCTCAAGTACAAGCCTATTCTTCTTCTTAGAATTGGCTTTGGAGAGCTCATCAGCCCTTTGGGCTTCAGTTTTCTCCGGGACCTTCGCCCCCTTCCCACCTTTATTCCTCCGCTGCTTGTGCTTGCGGGGTGTTTGAGTGGGGGTTTGTTTCTCTTCCGACTTTCCTTTATTGTTGGAAGCCATACTTACGAATCCCGAAGGCAACTTCAGTA